GAGCCCATCCTTGCAACGGGTGACGATGAGCCCTTCTGAGGCATCCTAGAATGTATGAGCTAACTCGTATTCTGCTTGATGCGGACTCTCTGTTGTATCGCTGCGGCTTTGCAGCAGAGGGTGAGGAAGTTTCGCACGCATTGCACAATCTGAAGAGCCAGATTGAGAAGATCAAGGAATATCTGCATTGCGATAACATGGATATTTATATCAAAGGGAAAGGTAACTTCAGGAACGAGTTGGCTCAGACTACCGTGTACAAGGGTACACGGGCATCAGCGGTACCCACACATTACCGCGCTCTAAGGGACTATATCATTGGAGTCCACGGAGCAAAGGAAGTGGATGGCATGGAAGCTGACGATGCTGTTTCAGTAGAACTCTGGCAGAACAGAGATCCTTCTTCTGGAGTTGTATTGGCAGCAATGGACAAAGACCTCTGGAACACACCGGGATGGCACTTCAATTATGATCCAAGAAAGTGGCGGATCGAATATATTACCCTTCAGGAAGCTAACAGGAACTTCCTCCACCAGCTCCTCTCGGGAGACAGGACGGATAATGTCCCCGGACTCCCATATTTTGCGCGAATGGCTGAGACTGTATATGGAATTAGAGGAAGAGTTGGAGAGAAAAAGGCGCAGTACTTTATTGAAGGTTGTAGCAACAAGCAAGCCATAATCCGTATATGGGAAGCATATAAATGGTACGGAGAGGAACAGGGCTGGGAGGAAAGCGTAAGTCGCGAGTACTTCCTAGAGCAAGGAAGGCTGCTGTGGATGACAAGAGAGTTAAACGAAGACGGGACACCAGTCCTGTGGGAACCTCCGAGCTTTCTCTGGCATCCCGAGACATCAGAGCCTACCGAGAGCAGCAACTGCTTGCTCAGGGAGGAATCTGTCCTCTCTGTGGTAGAGTAATCCAGCATGAAGAAGCTGCTCTTGATCACTGCCACAAGACTGGTAATATCCGTAGAGTCCTTCATCGTTGGTGCAATTCTGTCCTTGGTCGTATTGAGAATTGGGCATCTCGTAGCGGAACAGATAAGGTAGAATTCTTAAAGGCTGTGGTAAGATACATAGAGCATCCGCAGACTGATATAAAGCATCCCACTCACGGGAAGAAGCGCAGAAGGAGAAGGAAATGAAAGTCTACGTAGTCGAATCGAAGGACTCTATCTTCTGGTCAGAACGCAAAATGGATGCTACGTATAAGCACGTGCAGTTCTTGTATGGGCAAGCTAAGTTCTACCAAGCTGATAAGTCTGAACTTCCAGAGAAAGGAAAGAAGATTGTCCAGATCCAGCTTGAGGAGGATTTCTGATGCCTGATATCAGTATGTGCTACGGCCATGGCTGTCCTCAGAAAGCCATGTGCTGGCGGGCACAAGCAAAGCCTAGTCCTCATCGACAAGTATATTTTAATGCTCCTCCCATGGAGGATGACCTGAGTTGTGACTACTTCTGGCCTATGCGAGAAACCAAGAGGAAAGTTAATGAAAGCGAATGAGTACCGTATCCTAGTGCAGGCTGTTGAGGATGGTGTGCGTGGCGGGATTATGCGGGCCTATAAGCACGAGAGCGACTATCACCCTCCTACGGCCACCCAAGAAGATGTCATTATTGACAATGTAATAAACAGTATTTGCGAATGGTTCGCATTTGAAGATATCCACGAAGAATAATTTATGTTCATGATGCGGCTACCCAAGGAAGCGGAAGAACTGCTTTATATATTACAAGCAGATTATCCGAGAGCTTCTGATGGGATACGCTGCATGTGGGGCCCAGAAAAAGATAACCTTGCTTTTTTTAAGGATCTGTTGACTTACCAATCAGATGCCAGCAAGCAAGGGTTCTCTCCAGAGGCTTTCTCACTTCTTTCAAAGATTAGGGATATCTATATCCGAGAGTATATAGAATTTAAATGCATCAGTCTCTCAAAGGTAGAGGCAGAGACCTTCCGAAGAAATATCATGGATGTCTGGGATAGGGCACTCTTCTAAAGGAGCTAGAATGAAAATCATCATGATTCCCGATACTCAGGTAAAGCAAGGCGTCCCTTTGCAACACCTAGGTGCGCTTGGGAACTACATTACGGACAAGAGACCGGATGTTGTGGTACACATAGGGGATCATTTCGATATGCCATCTCTTGGAACCCATAACTCCAAGGGGCATATTGTTTATGAGGGAGCAAGGATGCTATCCGACCTAGAGGCTGGATGGGAGGGTATGGATACTCTCCTGTCGCCATTGAATACTCTGAATGCTCAGAGGAAAAAGAATAAAAAATTAGGCTACAAGCCGAGGATGGTCTTTTGTCATGGAAACCATGAAAACAGACGCGACCGCCTTATGTCGCAGGAACCCTTCCTCAGGGGAGCTTTGCCCGATTACAATCTGGAGCAATACGGATGGGAGGTGCATCCTTTTCTGTCCCCAGTGCGCGTGGAAGGTGTCAACTTCTGCCACTACGCTCAGGGAGGTGCCATGGGCCGACCTATTTCCCGAGCCCATCTCATCGCAGTCAAGAAGCACGAATCATGGATCGTAGGACATCAGCAGACCTTTGACTACTATATCTCTCCGCATGTAAAGACTGACGGTAGTAGGGTCCAGTGCATCATTGCAGGGGCCTTCTACCAGCATGAGGAAGACTACATGCAGATCCAAGGTAATCAGCATTGGAGAGGCGCACTCATGCTTACAGAAGTTCGCAATGGCTCCTTTGATGTTGTGACCCTCTCGACGGATTATCTCTTGAGGAACTGGCTGTGAGTGATGACTATGTGCCTCTAAAGAAATATACTGCTGTTAATCCCGAACACTATAAGAAGAGCCCTTCAGGGGTTGAGTGCATTCAGATCACTGAGCATCTGAATTTTTGTGTAGGAAATGCCATGAAATACTTGTGGCGTGCTGGATTGAAGAACGATACTATAGAAGACTTGCTCAAAGCCAAGTGGTACATTGAGCGAGAAATTGAAAGACTTAAGAAAGCGAGGGAAAACCATGTCGGAATTCAGGAATAGTTTTGGCGAGAATATCTTCAAGAACAAGTACGCTCTCACTAAGGAGCAGACTTGGGCAGAGAAGTCTCACGATATTGTCAAGGATGTCACTACTAATCTGTTCCAGAAGGACCATCAGGAACAGCTAGAGAAGTTCATCGCTGGTTTTAAATTTATCCCGGGAGGGAGGTATGTCTACTACGCAGGGCGACCCGCACGATTCTATAATAATTGCTACCTCCTCAAAGGAGAAGAAGACACTCGTGAGGAGTGGGGCCGCTTGCTTAAAAGAGCTAGTGATTGCCTTATGTCTGGGGGCGGGATTGGGGTGGATTATTCTGTCTTCCGTCCTTATGGGTCAACTCTTGGGCGCACTGGAGGTATCGCGTCAGGGCCTATTCCTCTCATGCATAGTATTAACGAAGTCGGAAGGAATGTTATGCAGGGTGGGAGCCGACGCTCAGCTATTTACGCCTCCCTCAACTGGCGACACGGAGACGCAGAAACCTTCCTCAAAGTGAAGAACTGGCGATCTCTGAAAATCCGAGATGGTTACACTTATCACGATGCAAAGAAGGATAACTTCAATTTCCCTGCACCGTTGGATATGACAAATATCTCTCTGAACTATGACGATGCATTCTTGGATGCAGTGCAGCAGGGGTACATCCCTTCTGTGTTTATTGACAACTGTCGCCAAGCCATGTCCACTGGTGAGCCCGGATTCTCTTTCAACTTCGGAGATAAAGAGAATGAAACACTACGTAATGCGTGTACTGAAGTTACTTCCAGTGACGATAGTGATGTTTGTAATCTGGGTAGCATTAATCTTGGACGCATTGATACCCTTCAAGAGTTTCGGGAAGTGGTTCGTCTTGCGTCAGGTTTCCTTGTATGTGGCACTGTCACAGCGGATCTTCCTTACAAGAAGGTTTACGAAGTACGCAAGAAAAACCGTCGATTGGGTCTGGGACTCATGGGAATTCACGAATGGCTCCTCAAGCGAGGGTATCCGTATGAAGTAGTCCCAGAACTTCGGCAATGGCTGGAGGTATATCGTGAAGAATCAGAACGAGCCGCTAATAGTCTATGTGATCGTCTCAGTATCAGTCGCCCTGTGGCTTACCGTGCTATTGCCCCCACCGGCTCAATTGGAATCATTGCTGGCACAACTACTGGTATTGAGCCTCTTTTTGCTGTTGCTTACAAACGAAGATATCTGGTAGATGGGGACAAGTGGAAGTACGAGTACGTAGTGGATGCTACGGCTGATGCATTGATTAAAGAAGGTATCAATCCTAACCAGATTGAGACTGCTATGGATCTAGTGCCTGATTGGGAACGACGAGTAAGGTTTCAAGCGGATGTCCAAGACTATGTTGATATGTCTATTTCTAGTACAATTAACCTTCCTGCTTGGGGGAGTGATCTCAATAACGATGATCGTGTTAGGGAGTTCTCCGGGATTCTGGCTAAGTACGCTCATCGGCTGCGTGGCTTTACCTGCTACCCTGACGGCGCTCGTGGAGGCCAGCCGCTTGAAGCCATCTCTTACAAAGAAGCTGTGAAGCACAAGGGTGTCGTTTTCGAGGAGAACGATGCGTGCAAAGGAGGGGTATGTGGAATCTGATATATCAGAGTTAGGGAAGATTAAGAACTTCCCTAAACCTAAGCGACAGACTCCAGAGGACTTAGAGTGTATGCCACTGGCGCATCATTGTTCTATTGAGAATGATGTCCCAGTGGTTCAGAATTTCAAGTGGATCATTCACTTGAATGGGAAAGGGCTGCATATGATTTGCAGCAATTGCGGAACTGTATTAACCCTAGAGGAGGTGCTCAATGCCTACGAAGAAGACTAAGCCGAAGCGTAAAGAGATCGACATTCTTCGGCGTATTAACCAGTACTCAGTGCTGGATGTACGCACCCGCGAAGGAGATGTGGATGTTTACCTGAACAAGGAGAACGTCTACTCTGCTTGCATCTGGGAGGAGAAGTACCGTCGAGATGCTCTCAAAGAGCTAGAGGAACTGATTGATGCCTTCATCCGAGTGAAGGCTTACATTGAGGGATACGATTACTCAGACAAGAAATTGGAACTAATGTCCAAGATTTAACGCATACCATCATGTTCAAGGGAGTAATGGTTGCCGTCTTGGAATCTCCCTCCCCAAGATCCACCCATTGACTCCCACTTTTCTCCAAGAGGACGATGATCCTCGGTAAGCTGTAACAGCTTACCTTCCTTGAATAGATTGAGGTCCACGGCCAGTCGAATCTTATGAGTAGACTTCGGATGGCCGTACCCTTTCTTCTCTCCCAGAACTCCATGAAGCCTCGGATCTCGGTAAGCATCCCCGAAGGTTAGCTCGTACCCTTGATCGTATGCCCACTGGATTAACTCTGCCACCATCAGAGTAAACTTGCGTTGCTTCTGACCTAGCGTCACTGCGGGGCCTCCTCAGGCTGCGTCTGCTTGATTCCGAAGAACTCTTCAAGGAAGTAGATCCTAGCAAGCGTCTCGTCTTTCTGGGGCGCCCGCTTATCCTGCGCCCTAGTAGCGACCAAGCCATCCAGCATAGAGTTCATCTGATCTACAATAGTCCTTACTCGCATATCAGGAAAGTTTCTTGCGAAGTATCCTTCTGCCGTAGTATCAGGATCACCGATCTTTGTTTGCAAAGTTCGCATAATAGCAGGTGCCGCATGCCTTGCAGTATCGTGGTACCTATCGGCTACACGAGTAGCTTGTGCAGGATCTGCTGCTCGCAGCGACTCGAAATTTTGAACAAAGTTAGTAGTCAATGGCCCTTTGATAAACAATTCTAGTTCTCGCGGACTCAACGAAGGTCCACGGACATCCATGGCATCCGTAGCTGCAACGAACTGAATACCCCAGAAGTTAGCATCCCCCATATACTTAGAAAGTTCTGGATTCTGGTTTGTGAAAATTTTAAGAGAATTCTCTCGCCCTATTATTGCTTCAGGCTCTGACAGGCTACGCAAATCTCCTTTATTCTTGAATGTGCCTTCCGTAACTCTATTCAAAGTAGTTGTAAGGGCGGCTCCTGTTTGATCCGACAAAGACTGAGCCGCTGGGCTCTGTCCCATTAAGAAATTCTGCAATGCATACCCAAGAATTGTATCCCCATAAACCTGCCTAAGTCTCAGCAGATCGCCTCCTGTTTGTAGCGCATCAAGACCCATTTGGTCTTTACCAAACTTCAATGTGTCGCTAACAGCTTTAATTGCTGAGTAATCTCCTGTAAGCAACTCATTAACTTCTTTTAGCCTATCTTCCAGATAAGTCCTTGCCCTATCTGCTGTCGCTTGTCCTCGCCCAGTTGTAGCAGGTATTGAATTTATCTTTTGCAAAATTTGACTTCTTACCGCAGCAACTCTGAGTCCCAGATTTTGTCTAAATTCAGGAGAACTCATTTGTTGCGGAGTCACTCTTCCGTTAGCCATAGGTTCCAGAAGTTCGTAATAAAGAGCATTTCCAACAACACCGTCAACTAGTTTGGGAATTGTTGACATATGTTCGACTTCTAACTTTTCTAGATTTTGATTCTGTTGGGCTATATCGGCAGAGGTCATTGCAGCATTTGCAGTGGCAATACTCGCCTTCAACGACATAATCGATCTTTCTTCCTCTCTTGCTTGCCTCGCCCTTTGCTCATCAGTGAGCATTCCAATTACCCTCTGTCTTACGAGGTATCCTTCAGATAGTTCTTCATTAGTCATAGTGAAGGGATCTTTTGTAATCGCAACAAGACCCCCCGAATCCTTCTGAGCTTTTTCAAATCTTTTGATAAGCTCCCCTCTTGCATTGGATTCGCTCTGTGCTTGCCTTGCAGCGGATTCTTCTGCGGCAGTCCAGAACTGGAGAGTAGCATCGTAGTCACTGAGAACTTCTCGTGCTACTTGGCGATATACATTAGCGAATAGAGGGCTTGCTCCTGCCTTCTCTCTCGTCAATTTTTCTGCAAGAACGCTTGTGCGTATCCTTGTTCCCGGGCCGCCCTGAGCATAGACTTGTTTAGCCCTCTCAATCGCATCCCTGAACTCCTGAGTATCGGAAGGCTGTGCCTCTTGCGTTGAGGCAATTTTCATACCAATCTCTTGGTTGACTGCTGCGTCGAGTTCGCCTCTGAACTCCCTGCCTTTGAAAGCAGAAGTAAGTTCTATCCCTTGCTCAAGTCCACTACCTGCCGCTCTCAGCAGGCCCTCTGCTGATCTATCTTGTGCACCTTCCTGCGGTCTAATAAAATTAGGAGTCTCGTAGGTTCCAGTTGCATTTGCTCCGAACTCAGCCATCATTCTTCTCCAGTTTGTTGAAATCTCAGCGATTCTTGATTCTTATAGAGGAAGCCCTCTACATCGCTTCTCTTCGCATAATTAACCAATTGGATAATTTCCATACGGTCTTCCCAAGAAGCTATGCCTCCATATAGTATAGAGGCAATTTCCATCCGACCTTTTGCTTTATCCATATCACCATCTCTGCGAGCCATCTCACCTTCCATTTGGAGTTTAGAGATCATGTTTGCGACTTCTTGAATACGTTTCTTTCGCGATTCCTTGCTTTCAATTGCATCCCATTTCTTCCACTCAAGATTGCTGCGGATACCCATAGCAGTAAGGAATGCGCTGTATCCTGAATCGTATTCGATAGGAAGTCCTTTATTGTCTCGTAGTACTCCGTACTGTGTCAGATAATATGCTTTATTCGCGTTGGACATAGAACGGACGATATTTCCAAGCTCCGTCATGGTTATCTCTGTTGCTTCAGAGATTGCTTCAGGACTTACGCTCATCAAGTTCTCATTGAATGCAATTGCGTACCATAGCGTTCCTGCATTAGAGAAAGCATCACTAATCTTAGTAATAGAGTTAAGGGCGATACCGCCAGAAAGACCAATAGGAGAGTTATCTCCATAGAGATCCTTGATAAACTCTCCTACGAAGTTACCAGAACCGAAGGTAGAACCCGCTGCTGTCTCTGATCCAGTCATCTTCCCGATGGCTACATCCAAGAGGCCCAGCATAGTTTTCTCGTAGACTTCCTCTGTTGGCTTCTCTCCTGTTGCTGCTTCGTATCCCGGTAGCAGAACACCCTTAGCTGCTTCCGGCCCGAGAGGCACACCGTAGGCTCCGTAAAGCATCATATGGCCGATTATGAATCGCCAGCGTTCTGCTTCAGTGAACTCCTTGTTCATTCCAAGGAATACTTCCATGTACTTGAATGGATACTGGAAGAACTGCAAAGGAAGCTGAGTGAACTGGTTACGCTGCCACCATGTCTCCATACCGGACATCATGTTAAGCGTGTACTTGTTGGCAGTCTTCTGGATAAACTGGAAGTACTCTCCTGATCCTTCAGCGAACTTACCCGCAGCTACAGCATCCTGAGCTTCACGGCGAGCAATACCAAAAGCAGTAATACGGCCAATGCGTTCACCCTCGTACAGCGGCATCCGCAGTTTATCTCGGATGCTTTCCCATGCAGTATTAGCTCGCCCTCCGTCGCTTACAGCGCCAGCCCTATCAAGGGTAGCGTCAGTCCTTCCGACAAGGTGCATACCAGAGCGACGATAATCCTCTACCAGCTTAGTAAACTCGCCCTTCTTGAATCCAAAGAACTTGGATTGAGCAAGTCGCTTATCCAGCACAGCAATCATCTTAGGATTGTAATCAGCAGCCGCTGCTGCCCGGATCAAGCCGTAGTCCTTAATAGCACCTGCCCCATGGATAGGATGCAGGATCGTAGCAGTCAAGGCAGCAGATCCCTGAACTGCAAGCTGGCCTACGTTGAAGAAGCCGAGAGCAAGATCGTATGCAAGAGTACGAAGACCCCGAACAGCCGAAGTCTCAGTAACGATCTTACCCGTACGGAAAGATTCGGGTACATCCTTATCGCCAAGAGAAGCAGCCAGCTTTTGGGCAAGTCTCGACTTAGCCTGCGAGATAAAGATATCTGATGCTCCCGGCTGCAAAAGAACGCGCTTAACGTACATTCTCTGGGACTCAGAGATATTCCTGAGCTTATTCATCTCAGGAGTATTCGGACCCTTCCATTCCCCATAACGCAGAAGTTCATCTGAACTCGGGAAGACAACACCCGGAACTTCGTAGTTCTTTCCAAAAGTAGCAGCCCACTCTCCGACTTCTCGGATTGCGAAGTTCCGATAGGAGTTTGTATGCACCATACTGCCGATCTGGTTAGATAGGGCTACATATGGATCAACAAGAGGCGCTGGTGAACCATCTTGAAGAAGATGCTGCCCCCTCTCGGAGTAATACAGTTTACCACCGCGCTGATACGTCTTCAGGCGCTCCCAGTTTGGAGCATTGAACCCTGACATCATTTCGCGGTCATAGACAACCTCAAGCGGATTATTCAAATCCAATTTGCCTGTGGAAGCCATCTCTTCGATATCCTTTATCGAATACCCTAACTCCTGCAAACGAGTTTCGGCTGCTGCTGTAATCACAGCCCTATCTCGCTTCTTCAAAGCGCCTCGCTCTACACGAGCCAAGTCTGAGAGATAAGAGTTGTACGTAGCAACAGCTTGGTTCATCTCATCTACGTATTTTGCTGCATCTTCTTTAGTGCGGAATACGCCATGAGTCAATGGATTTCGAGCTACGTCCTTTCCGTTTATTTTCTGAACTGCACGCTGCTTTACAAACCAGACATCAGAATAATTACGAGTACCTCCCTCGGTATACCCTAGTACATTGCGCTGAAGACCTCCCGTATAAGAGGTTTTCTTATCAGCCAGTACATGCGAGAATCGCACTCCATCGTACTCAGCCTGTCCATAGGTTTCGATAATATCGAAATTCTTGAGATCATCATCTGATATTTCAGCACGCAGTACTACTCTACCATCAGGTAGAAGCACAGAGAAGTCATCTGCAATGTTAGGAGAAACCTTCTTTCCGATAAGAGTACCAAAGGCATGATTTTTAAGCCGCCAAGTCTCTGCTCCTTCAGCAAGCATCTTGCTTCGCTCTACTTCATTACCAAGGACATATGCGAGATCGGATACAGCCTTATAAGAATAATAAGCGGTTGCTTCCTCTTTAGTTACGTTCCTTCCGTACTTAGTCATGTACAGGCGATCAAGTTCGCCGTAGTCGAACCACTTTCCTGTAGCTTCGGGATCAAGTCTCGACGGTTGCAACTTCCCGTAGTCGATAATTTCAGCAAGAGTTTTCTTTTGTTTACGAGAGAGTTTCTCAATAGGCGTCAGCATGTTCTCGACAACTGCGCCGAGCTTTGCTTTCTCTAGAGACGAAGACACAGCTTCGCGAGTAGTCCGATATATAGAAGTTACAGCAGGAGACCAGAAGTACCTACCAAAATCGGATTCATTGCCTACAGCGCCCCTACGCCACATCTTGGCGAACCAGCCTGCCTTAACTTCGTTGCCAGCAACAAGTTCTGCTGCATCTTCTCCACGAAGCCAGCCTGCTTCATCTACACTTCGAGTTGCTTTAAGGAAATATCCATCCAATCCAAGATCAGAACCCTTGACAACTTCGTAGACTCCGAGAGCCCGTTCATTTGCTTTCTCAGCAGCTTTGAGGCTAGCGTAGCCTCTTCCTTTATTGTTGCCTACAAGGACTTCTACTTGAGTATCCCCTGCACCTTGTACAAACTTAGAACTTATCAGCCTCTTCCCGTACTCTCCTTCAAAGTTCCTAAGAACCTTTTCTACAGGTTTGCCAGTCAAGTTATCAATTCGGTTGACAATAACTCTGTCATTCAGAGCAGCATCAGCAAGAGCGTATGTCTTATTAATTTCAGATTGTACTTCAGGAACAATACTCAGATCATTAGGCACCAGACTCAGCATGTACCCAGTAGATTTTGAGCCAGTGCCTGCTGATTGTACTGCCTCACTAGCAGCGAGACGAGCCGCAGCCTTGCCACCAGCAACTCGCGATATAGTCTTGGGAATTGCTTTCAGGGCTGCGCCAGTCCCTAGTGCATCTAGGATACCGAAAGTATTCTGTACCCATTCGTCTCCAAAGAAAGCATCAATTTTTGACTCTGGATCCCAAACTTGCGGGAGAATGCTAGGGATCTTTTCTCCGTTTACTATAATTTCTTTTTTGCTTGTAATGCGAATTGCGTTAGGATTCTCTGTTTGGGAAGTAAACAGAGATTCCGTCATGGCAGAAATGAGTGCTACAGGATTGTCAGCAAACTGCTTTTCTAGTTTAGCTTTCCACTCCTGTACAGCAGCATTGACCTCATTCAGATCCGCACTCTGGAATTTTTTCCATGTCTCTTCCGACTCTCTTAGTGATTCAGTACCCGGAAGGATTGTATCCTTAGCTACAGCAGCTATCCCTTCTCCTTCCGATTTCTTTGCGGCATACCAGAAAGGAATAAACAATTGGAGGAACTGCCATGCATACGCACCAGTTGCTTTAATATTTTTAATTGCTTGGTCAGTATCCTCATCCCCAACAAATTGTGGAAGTTTAGCAAAGGCTTCCGTAAAAGCATTATTCAAAGCAAGGGCGAGAGCATTGTCTTTAACATCTTGGTCTGTTACTGGGTACTCAGGGGTATCCGTCATTTTAAGAGCAGCACCTGCTTCAGCGGCTGCTACTTCAGTAGCCATTTCAAAAGGGATCGTAGGCACTTCCCTAGTTATCAGGGCCTCTGCAAAAGGAACATCCCCTGCATCAATAGCATTAGAGAGCATCTCTTTGCGGCTCTCCACCGTTGCTTGCAACTCCCTGAGATACAATTCCTGACGCATTTGACGCTCTTCGCCCATTTTTAGGCGATAAGCCTGCATCTTTATCACATCCTCATGCAGCGCCTGATTAGCTAGACTGTACTGCGGAAGATACGCACTGACCACATCATCAGAGACAGGATCAGGTCGCGGATCAGGAATGATCGGAGTAAATTCATCCATTATTATTGACCGGGAGTTTGGTTAAAGATTCCTTGGCTAAAGAAGCTAGTCCCTTTAGCAAATATATCGCTGGCTGCTCCAAACGCCCCAGCCCTAGATTGGGCATTCGCTGCGGACTGGTTGAATTGAGAAATGTTCCTAGCTCCCTGAGCTTGCATGCCTTGCTGGCCTATTGCACTTCCTGCCATAGTCTGGATGCTGCCCATAGCTCCCGCAGCACCCGAGCCACGGGCTCCTGTATTCTGTGCAGAAGCTGCCACCATTGCAGAACGAATCCTTGCCTCACGCAGAGTCTGAATAGCTGCTTTACGATTCTGCTCTTGCTGAATCGCTTGCTCTACTCGCATAGCCTTCTTCTGCTCCCTTGCAGCATCTTTCTGCTGCATAGCGGATGCTACACCAGAACCCACAGACCCAATAAAAGAACCAATAGCCAGAGCTTCCAATCCCATTTTAATGTACCTCAAATTTAAACAAGGGGAATTCATTCCCGTCGATAGTGAACAAAGTTTTATCCGTTCCGTAGAAACCCATCATTGCTAGGAACTTCTCTTGCTTATCATCCATACGCGGAGCGTACAGAGGCTCTCGCAACTGCATCTGAATATTGCATACGGAACTCATCAAGTACTTACAGATCGTATGGCTCCACTTCTTTACAGTGCAGTGCAGGACTACTTCTCCGCTAAGTACACGATCTCCCACAATGCGGTAATACAGATTCTCATCCAGTACCGTCATCATGGTTCGCTGTTCCATCCTAGTTCCATACTCCAGCCGAGAAGCTGACAATCTTTTCCGGGCTCAGTTCTGAACTTCAGAGATAGTGCCCTCCCTTTCCCTCGGATCTTGTTTCGGGTAGTGATAACAGAGTAGCCGTAACTTACTGTTGCAGTCTCTTCCAATGCGAAATACGGCTGTCTGAAACGATATGCTTGGAACTCTTGTCCCCAACGTCCTGCATCATCGCTATCAGTCCACTCCCAGCGAGCTTGGACTAGGCATCCTGATTCGTTAGTAATTGGCATTATATTTTACCCGGCAGGCCCCTATTATAATATGAACTAGTTGGCGGCAAAAAAGATGTTTGAGAGTATGCCGCAGTATGCAACATAAATCTAAATTCGTCAATATGACCCAAATACACTCCTGTCCCGTTAGGAGCTAAAGAACTTCCACCTAGTGTAAATATATTCCTACTTTCAGAACCTATTGATGCAGTAACAGTAGAATTACCAATTAAATTTCCATTTATATACGCGGATACAATATTTAATGAATTGCATTCTATAGCAATATGTGTCCAAGTGTTTACAGAAATAGCAATAGTCGAACTCAGTATTGGAGAATTATCTCCCCATTTAAATACAATTTTTCCATCATCAGTTCCATGGATTGCCAGAGATTCTATAGCTGTATCCGAGGAAAATTGTCTTCCTCTTGAATCAAAAATATAGCTTTTAGCTGATAATGTACTATCAGGATTTAACCAAAAATCAATAGTAAAACGGGATCTTCCAAGGACTGTCATTCTTGATTCAGATGTTCTAAAAAAACCTCCAGAACATTTTAAAGAACTTGTTCCGAATTTATATTTAATATCTGATATGGCAGCGGAACCTAATGCAGAAATTGAAAAATAATTAAAATTTCCATTGTAAAAACTTTTCCCGAACATTGTGTTATTAATTGTAGTCGGAGCGGATAACGTATTATCGAAATGATAAAGTATTCTCCATTTGTCTATTAGACGAATTGGAGGAGAAAAAGACAGAGTGTCCCCGTATACTACTTCATCCATTGTTATTCTGATGGAATCAATTATGCCGGAGGATGCTCCTATCTTGTCTGCGTAATTGTATTCCTCTGGAGGATTAGTAAGATATGTATAGAATACTTGTAATGCTTGTGGAATACTCACTGAAGCTGAAAATTCATGGTCAGCTCTTAAAATTCTTTTTCCGTCTACAAAAAATGACCAAACATGCTTATTTCTTTCTAATACAATATGTCTCCATGTATTATCATAGATATTAAGCGTTGTTTCTACAAATGTCCATGAAATACTGGCCGTCTCCCCGAAATTATTTCCACCTTTTGAGGTACTTAAATAGAAATAAGGCGGTGTCGGTAGTTCGGGATTCGCGTTTATCCAACCTAAAGCTATAGGGCAATAACTATTATTTCCTGAAAAGCCGAGAAGTCCTCCATGCTTAGGGCCGGGTTGAGCTGTATATCCAGCTTCTTCTAGTTTTACCCACATTTCTATTGTTACAATAGGAGGTAATTTACTTTGATAATTATATCCAGAATTTCCTATACCTTGAAGATAACTTCTAAAATCACTTGATTTTGTTCTTTTAAATTGTATATATGGCTCATTTACTCCAGTCAACGAGCTAATTTCAAAAACACTATAGAAATTTGTTTCTATATCTTCAGGTATATTTTGGTCGAATGTAACAGGATAGCGAAATTCATTTGAATATACTAAAACTCCTATCCAAGATTGCATTATAGAAACAGAATCTGTTAAACTCATAACAGAGTCACCAGCAATAAATTTTTCCGTTTTCCCGAAATGAATAGTAAGATACGGAGAATACTTATAACGAGAAGAACCTATATATGGCATATTAGGTACACACTACAGTTGGATTAGCAGAAGTAGGAACAGTGAAGTTTGAGGTGTATCTTGCTACACCTTTTGTAATCCTTACATCATCTATGTACCCATTCATTGATCTATTATTAATCTGACCCATTATTAAAGGATAAGAGGCGCTGGATTGAGGAGTCCCACTGATCGCTACTGGGCTTGCCAAGCCTACTCCATTTACAAAAATATTAATTCCAGAGGAATTCTTCACTAAAGCTACGTGGTTCCAAGTATTTATACTTATTGTTTGCGTAGAGCTAACAACATTCTGGCTTCCGGTAAAATAATAGAACCGTATCACTCCTGTGCTTATTGGGCCAAAAGACCAATAATTAACACCCGGAGCCCCGGGCTCAGCATTTGCTATTGCTACAGAAACTACGTTAGTTCCGTTACTAAAACTAAAAGTACTTAAATCATTAGCATATACCCAATATTCTAATGTAAAGTCTGTAGTCCACCAGTCAAATGCAACAGTTGTATAAGGGATGGTGAGATAATCTCCTGTCCCATCAAAGTATGCACTGGCTCCACCAAACTTAGACTGGGTTGTTGATATCTGAGTATTTCCATTTCGAGTTACTGTTTTTGGTGATGGACTGCTATCTGTGAAAGTAGTAGACCCGTTTGCACCATTCATTGGGAGAATCAAAGAAGTACTGTTGTAGTAGATATCGCAAGCAGCCGCCGCAGTTATAGAAGGAACTCCAAAAGCTGCCGTAGAATTCAAACCATTCATATAAACAATAGGAGTGCCCCAAGGCGGTATGGCACTTCCCGCGATATACTGCTCTGTTCTCGTAAAGTGCATCATCAAATAAGGGTTTAGTTTATGCTTAGAAGGGCTGATAAACTGCTGCCTACGCTGATCTTCCTCAGTCATCTGAGGCTGAACGCGGTTGAAAGCGCGTACTTTACGAGGACGCTTCACAATACATATCCTGTAATTAAATAAGCCTCCGCATCCACTGCGGACCAGTCCTCAAAATTCTCATCATTGAAATAGTACAGAGCCATAGAATACGTTCTAGATGCTTTCTCTAGAAGCCCTGTATATCTAAAATCAGCTTCTACAATATTCCTGTATGCTACAGGGGTAGGCAGGTATCCAGTCACCCTTGGCGTAGCAGTTCCGCTGAGATCCGCAGTATCATAGAATTTAAATCGGCTCCACGCAGGCATAGAGAGATCCAGAATCAATTCATGCGTAAACTTCTGCGGAGAGGTCTCGTTAATTTCTTTTTGATAAAGCCAACGACAGCGATAAGAAGCATCGTCAAAGAAACCAACTGCATAGTTCTTAGAGAAATACGGAATACTATTATACAACCTCTGTATAGTATACTCTGTAAGAGATTTAAATTCTATACCAGTCTGCCCTACTGCAAGAGCAAAAATACCGTTCCTGCTCCAATAAATAACTGCATCAGGGGTAACTACAATACTGTCAGGAGAGAGTACCCCGTTATTTGTCAGGAACTTGGATTGGTACTCCGTTGCAGTAAAGCCTCTGTCACCTCCTGCAATAGCCCATACACCGTTGTCAGCAAATACAAGAAGTTCACTCTTAAAAGGAACCAGAGCTTTGATATTCACTGCATCAGGAAGCTGGATATAACCTCCATCAATATCAATTAGGTCTGAGATATCCTCTGCCGTGGGATCAGCTTCTTGGTAGCACTTAGCCAAGTCCTCCTTGGAATCTACAAGTTTGCTAAAGAGAACAAATGTCCCTATATGCGGGCTACGAGAATCTCCTCCAGTCTCTCCAGCAGAACAAGCATAAAAGATGCGGCCAGCGTATGCTGCAACAGCTTTGATACCGCCAGTAGACTGATCCGTAGGAATGCTTGTCTTATAGTTTTTACGAGCAGGCCAACCAGCAGCTAAATCCTCGTCATACGTATCTTTCCTGCCTTGGCTACGATCAAAAAGATCGATAATATAATGCCCGTTTGCAGCAGGGGTATTGCCTGAAACAATGTTCTTTAGGGCATGTGGGTAGTACGCCTTACGGCCATTGGTGAGCATCGTAAGCGCAGTGAACAGAATATCCGCATTACTTGGATAGACACCCAGAGAGAGCTTGGTGCGCTCTACAGGATCTTCTACCGTACCGTTATTCATAGTGGTGGGATTGTCTGGATCAGAAGAACAAAAGAACTCAGGAACCCAGCCTTGGTTATACAAGTTGTAAGCGTGCAAATCAGTCAGAGTGCTGGTGCGTTCATCTGTAGCAAAGCCATCGTCTACTCCCCAGAAATCTCTGACTTTCAGACGTACTTGTCCTAATGAATACGAAGCAGAAGCCAACCACTCGACAACTCTTAGCTGTTGATCCCCGACAGCTACAACTAAGTTTCCTTGGATACTAGAGAAAGAAAATTTTACATTAGTCGTTGCTGTGAGAGAAAGGGTTCCTCTAGGATTGCCTACAGCATTGGCTTTATTAGCATCATAGAAATACAGAAGATTTCCGTATTGGTAAACAAAAAGATTCCTATTAGGAGACTCGCCTACGTTCTCCCAGAGATAGGTCATAATAGAACGAGGCATAACACTATAGGTAGTACTGGCAGAAAGGCTAAAAGAAACCTGCCCAAGTTCTTGAACAGTGCTTACTCCAGCAGAGCCCCCAGCAGCACCAATGCCGTATCTACGTCTGCGAGTGCCATCACGGTTAAGTACAAAGTTCTCCTCATCAACAGAAGCACCTTCTGGGAAATTGAGAGGAGAGGCTTCGGTAATTAACCCCTTAACCCAGTTAGTAGCATCTATTGTTGTTTTAACTCGTAGCGGTCGCACGCTGTTTACGCTCTCTTGATTTTTGACTTACGTTAATAGCTCGACTGCGAACCATTGCTTGGAACATCTTAAGTGCTTCTTCAGCACGCTTCTTAGATACCCAATCTCCTTTCAGAGCATTAGGCAAAGGCCCACGGTCATTATGAATTCGCCAGTACTGCCCTTCTTGATATACTTCCATGTTACCCTTTATCAAGTAGTGGATTCTTTTCGTATCCGCTATATGCCTTACGGCGTCCGTAGTTAGGCAAGCGAATACCGCCCTTAGCTCGCCAAGCCTTGCGAGAAAGCCAGCGTTGCTGGCGAGTTGCTTTCTGTTCTGCCTTTTCGTTTGATACTTGCCGTAGTGTATAGAAAGCAGTACTCTTAGCTTCTTCAACAAGTGCAGGAAAGGCTTCAGCAGGCAGATCAGGAATGCTGCTATCCAAGCCAGTCCACTCAGGATTCTTAACGCCCCAACAAGAATTCTTTGATTGCTGTAGCACTGAATCCACTGCGCTATCCCAAGAATCCATAACCAGTGTAGTGTCATCGAAAGATGTCCAATACTGCGGAGCTTGGTCCTTACGGATATTTAAACGAACACCGCCGAAGTTAATCTTCTGTACATTACTTGCAGAAGAGTCCCTATGAGCGCAGTACTCAAAGAAATCCTCTGGCTGGAGATACTTTACTTCTTCGTATTTATCCTTTGTGTCCGTACTGTTCCGCTTGTTGTACCGAATCCATTTGACTTCTTTGATGTTATCGGGAATACGAAGACACGAAGGCTGGTTAGGATCTGCGAGAGAATCGCAATTAAAAGGAGTATGCATATGCGGCCAATTGCGATTAGCCAACATTTCAAGATAAGTAGTTTTGACAATTTGAGCGACTTGCTGGGATTCAATAGTGTCATTGACGGAGTTCACATTATCTCCGTCCATATCATTCATAATGTCTTGTACAATTTCGAGTAGAGTCAGCTTCATTGTAGCCTCTGAAATAAAAAAGGGGAGCGGGGTTATCCGCCCCTACTCCCCCAGTTTTGTCAGCTAGTTATTGTTATACCTTCAGGCACTCAACAACAAAGCGACCCTTACCGCCTACGATCTTACCGGACTTGAGTCCGATAACAAGCGTAGTCGTTGCCGTCAGGCCCGTGCTAAACGTACCGTTCAGCGAGCAAGCCTTGAAGCCAACACCCACAGCGGAACCGGAAACATCCGCGCTGTTCGTCCCGAGTTGCCCTTCTTGGCCGAAGCAGAGCGAAGAACCTGCGCCCGAAAGCGACAGAGCTTCTTCTACTTCTACCCATGCACGAGTAGGCAGCACATTGCGAACAATCGTGATTGCTTGGTTAATGGAGCCATTGCGGATCAGGTCTGCGGACCAATCTGCAACAAGATGGATAAAACCATCTTGCGAGTGGAACGAGCCCCGAGCCCCATCCGGTACAGATACCGGACCATAGCGAGTGGATACACCCAAACCAGCACTATTTTCTTTAGCCATGATATTTCTCCTTACTCAGTGCGAGTTGCGTCGGTGACAATCACGCCAAGGGTGTCCTTGCGCTGAATGCCCATGCCCCAACGAGCAGTCGTAAGGAACTCATCGCGCTGGCGATCCTTGTTACGCTCACCCTCAACTTTCGGCTGCTGACGCCATGCCGTCATTACCGGCTTGGTGTTGTCATCAGCGACGCACATAAAGAGGTTAGCGATACAGGTCGTGCTAGCGGACTGAGTGCTGGTGCCGTCTACGCTCGTACCAGCAGCAAGCTGCGGCAGGAGGTTCGAGGTCCAGATATCCCAGCCATGCAGACGCATTACGAACTGGTGCTCGTTATTAAAGCCATTCTCCATTACCTGCTGGTAAGCGGGCAGACGATCCAGTTGCGAAGTGATTACCACTTTCTTCTGGAACGTAGCAGCTACTACAGGGTCAACGATAGCGATACGGCCAAACTGCGGGACGTTCGCCTTGTCAAAAGCAAGACGCATATGGATCAGGTCATCCTCATCCATCGTCCAGTTGGCACCCGTTGCACGGAAGCGACGGGCAAAGCCGTTGACCGTGTTCGGGTTAGCAGCCGTTTGACCAGCATTGGTCACAGCAAGGAAGCGAGTCTCAAAGTGCTGCTGGATTGCACGGGTAGCTTCCTGTGCGCGAGCAGCCATAAGAGCTTCGATCTGCGAGCCATCCTGACGGAGGACATCCGTAACGTACCATGCATCGCCTACGTAATCCGTAATCGACAGCGTGATGTTACCAGTCTCAATCGGGTTATAAATCAGCGGGCTGTCTTCTTCAACTTCTTGAATCGTAGCCGTACCGATGGTTTTGATATTCAGCGTAGAGCCGTTGCCGAAATCCGACACATCCCGATAGAAAGTAGCGGGAAGGATCGCCGTCGGCAGGGTACGCAGAATGAACTGCGAATACTGTTGCGCTTCAATAAACGCATTAGTATTCAAGGTATAGTTGGACATGGTATTCTCCTATTAAAGTCCAAGTTCCTTGTTTACTTCAGTCTTGATCTGTCGAAAGAAGTCCGTAACTTCACGAGTGCTTGCGCCCCACATGATGTTATCGGGAGCTTTTAGTTCTCCAGATCGCGGCTGAAGAGCCTGCGTGTTTACCGTACTCTGTACGGACGGAGCTACTGGCTTACTGTCGAAATAGCCAAGAACAGCTTTGGGTGAACGCGCCGCAAGAGCCCCGAGTTCTGCTACAGACAAACCAAGGTCATTGGCTTTGCTAGTCAGAACATCATTAACCTTGTCACCAAACTTCTCCTTAAGAGAGTTCAGGACAGTCTCGCGGTTAGCTTGCTCACGCTCTGCTGCTTTTTGCTTTTCAAGCACAGAAAGAACAAGTTTCTCCTGATCCTCGACTTTCGGAATCGGGGTGTGGTCTGCACCCTTACCTACTTCAAGGCGCTGAAGGAGTTGCTCCATAGTCTCGACTTTCTTGGCAACAGTCCGCAATTCAGCGTTCTCTGCCTCAATTCGCTGGATATGCTCTTGGGCTTTAGCAGCCCCGATAAGCGCATCCGCGACAGTCTTGTACTTGGGCTTTCCTTCTTGGTTGGTAATTGCTTGCAAGAACTCTGAATACTCAGGCTTGCCAGCCTCTACCATGGGTGCCTCTGGTGTCGGTGAACTACCTTCGGCTGCTTGGGGTTCGGTCCTCCCCATAAATTCTTCAGACATTTGTTACTCCTTAAGGTCGATAATGCTCTGAACTTCCCTCAGCGCCCTGATATAGCCGGACGCATCTGCTTGAAAGTACGCATAGCTAGGTAGCTCGTAGCATTTCGGCAGATTCCTTTCTGACTCTTTCTCCTTAATTTTTTCCTCAAGGATTCCGGTCAGAATCTCTAGAGCTTTGGCTGCTGAGACAATCTGAGAAGTTCTTTCCTTCTTGGACTGTTCGTCTCTAGCGCCTTTGAACCAGACTGTTTTCACTACATTTTTCGCATAGTTCGTATTGTTGGTTTGGGTTTACGCTTTTGTTTAACAGAAGCCTCTTTTGGATGGACTCCTTTCGTTGGCTTTTTAACGTCACTTTTCATTTTTGGCATAGGTTTCATTATTAGGGTTCCTTAACAGTTCCACGCTCTGAGTGATTTATTGATCCTGCTGTTAGGATCACGTTTGGTTTTCTCACTAGTCAACTTTTCTTTCATACCCTGCATTCGGGCACAAAAGGACTTGCGTCGGCCAGCATCCTTCTTTGTCTTAGGGTTAGGTGCAGGAGGCTTTAGATTGCCTCCAGTTGCCTTGTTATAGCTGGCTCGGCCAGCAGCATTGAGACCCCCTTTAGGATCTTTGCCAGCTTTACGTTGCCATGCAGGGGATTTAGCCATTACTTTTTCTTTTTGGCAGTCTTAGCAGCGTTCCTAAAATCTTGTGCAGTCGGAGCGCCTTTGGAACCCGGTTTCCGCATCTTCCCTCCACGCTCACGCTTGGCGTGGATGTTAGCGTAAAGTCCTTGGCTCATTTTGGCGCTCGTGCCCGATTGCTTTTGTTTCGGGCAGCAGTTACTCGTTTAGAGTATTCCATATTCTGTTGAGTTGCTGCTTTCTTTTCACGCGAAGAAAGAGCAGCATCCACAAGGAATTTCTGGGCTGCTTTTGCTGGACTAGTGTCCTTTAGAGCGTTGCCTACCGCTGCGCCAATTTGTGCGGCTGCTGCTACAGGCACAGCACGAGAGATAAGTTTCCCAGCCGTCTTAAGCATCCCTTCTTTTGCAAATGCAGGAGCTGCTTGCTTTCCCATTTTCATTCCAAGAGATTTAGGCGGCGGGTTAGCTTTACGTGCTTCTTGAACTTTCTTTGCTTTCTTAGTAGCAAAGAAATCTACCATGCGCTGGGCTCCCCTGTTCAGGGGCTTGCCTTGTTTACTAGTGTTCTTTACAATTCGACGAGTTTCTTTAGCCACTGGAGTTTCCTTTATTTCCTCTTAGCTGCTGTGCGCCTGCCACCGATTTTGCCACCAGCCCTGCGGTTGGCTGATTTGTCAATAACTCTGGTATTAGACTTGTGATTCGATCCGCCGTGCGCGAATGGCCTTTTATGGTCTACTTCTTTGCCATCCCCATCGCGGACTCGCCCTTCTCGTTCTGCTTCTCGGCGAGCCTTGTTCCTAGCTGCCCGGTTCTTTTTTTGTTCTTCCGAGCCTTGGTAGCTTCTTTGACGCTTTGATCTTGCGTTTGCAGTACTTTTATACTGACCCTTACCAGCCATTATACCATTCCCCCTTGCCCCATGTCAACGCCCTCCGAAGACATCATAGCAGCGTCTTCCCCTACAGCTTGCTCTTGCAGAACAGCCATCAACCGCTGTTGATCCGCTTGTTCCATAAGAGCAATGTTGTCAGAAATAAGCTGATACCGTTCGATACCAAACAGATCCTCAGCCAGTTTAGCCAATTGCTTGCTTGATACATGCGGAGCAATTAGTTGTCCAACAGGACTATTAAACAAGCCAGTGAGGTTCTGTATAAGCTGTTGCTGACTAAAGAAGTGACGCGCGCCCACAGGTCGTAGTTTCCCATTAGCTGTGATTGTATCCTTAGTAACCGTTGCAAAGATTTGCGCCCCAAGTTCGTCATCAAACACCCTTACAACATCCGCAGCATCCATGTTCCGCTTTGCTACTTCCAACATAGCGTTAAGCAAAGGCTCCAAAAGTTCTACTTCAAAGTTCTGGATTTTCTCTTTAAAGATCCGTCCTGCTGCACTTTCAAGAGTCTGGACTTCGTAAGCAGTCTTTTCACCCGGAGTACGGATACCCATGGCTTGCTTAGGTGCCCCTGCGTAGTCCTCCATACGTTGCTCTAGAATTGCGATTTGCGTATCAGCTTGCAGTGCCGTCGTATCCGGTACAAGCATTTCCACATCGCCTTCGACATCGATATGAATCTCTGCACCCGGAGCCCAATCGAACTCTTCTACCTCCCCTTTAATTTTGAGAGGAGGGAAGGCAATCAAGTCAAAGACATCTGCTTTGATGTTCTCAAGATGATCGATCCGATACTGCATGCCAACAAGGTTATGCAGAGGTCCCATTGCATAGAGGTTATCAGGTCGCAGTCGCCAACCTACATGGGCTTTGTTTCCCTTGGGTTGCCAACTTGGCATTTGTTCTTTGCGAATAACCCGCGAACGATCAATAACTGTAACTACATGGTTACGAAGAAGCGTATCTGAATACGGGTCGTACAAATCGCCCTCAAACTCAATAAGCTCTACATACGGAGATTGGTAGTACTCGTACAAGTTACCAAAGCCATCGATGGTGTAGCCGACAGCCTTATCGAAGTCCTCAATTGAGTACTGCCCATTGGCAATATCGTGGCGGAACTTCATAGCTTTGTTGACAGCTTCCCTAATCCAACCCTCTTCAGGGAAGTCCTCTGCCATTGCCTTAAGTTCACCAAGGTTCATGATCTTGCGAACCATCTTAGGCGAGTTCTTAAAGTTATTAGCTGCTGGGTTAATCAAGATATCAAATGGCGAGATACGAACTACTCGCGGGCCTACGTAACCCGGAATCTCTTCTCCAGTGAGAGGATCAATCTTTTTTTCGTTTACCCACTCAACATCAGCAAAAGCATTCCCGTAATCAATATAATCGTAGAGAAGCTGGGATATAGCCGTTCTAAAGCCACCCAGTCGAGTCTTGTTCTGCATATAGGCTTCGATGGCTTCTCGCTTTGCTTTGACTGCATCGTCAAGAGTAAAACCCTCCCACTTCATCCACTGGTCATTAGGGAATAATGCAGCCATGTAGTTAGCGTGCAGGTTGTCCCTGATCTGGGTCAGCTTTGGCGTAGTTGTACTGTTCCGCCAAGGGAGCGTCCGATTGCTTGTCTTGCTAGTATCCGTAGCAAACAAATAGTTCCGCAGCTCCTTTTGTTCTTCTA